GTCTCATTGGGGTGTCACCGACCACAAACAATGTGTTGTTGCGCTCATTGCTGAGAGCAATCATGTTAGGAATCAGCTCAGGATATGCTGGAGTAGCAATAATGGTGTATTGAGCAGTTTCTTCTCTTGGTCCAGTTGATGTGTCAATACTGCTCTTTAGAGCTTCAACAATCATTTGACGTTGAGCAAGACGTCCAGAATACATGGATCCATTGGCCTTGTTTCCACTGGCGGTGAGCCAAGTGTTTTTAACTGTTGGCAATGTGTCGTCAGGGAAAGTGGTTGCATTGAAGTAGTTGACCTGGAAGCTCTTGACATTGTAACCGCTGCGGCGTGTGTTGAACAACAACATACCTTGTGGATACAGGTCAGGATTTGGTGCATCAAGATCCAGGTAATCACTGGTCAACAAGCTAACAATTGTTGGAATTGGATCAGAGATCGGATCTGTGGTTCCGTTTGGTGCCCAGCGTGCATCAGCAAACAACACACCATTGCTTGTGACTTGATCTGTGGTATCAACAGATACCCATTGATCTACTCCATCAACTGGTTCCCAACGATACATCACTGGGTAATTTTCTAGATCGCTTGAGTCGATCCACAAATCACCATATTGCAATGAGCTGAGTGCGGCATCGTTTTGTGTTGTCGGTGCTGTGGCAGCAATGATCGGCCCGGATGGATTGGTCAAACTTAGATCAAATCCACGAGTGTCATTGGTTACGTTTTGATAACCTTGCCACGAGCCATTGTTTTGAATCATGATATCAACCTGATCCACAGCACTGTAATACCATAGACGTCCGTCATCGGGATCAATGTCAGGAGCTGTGTCGCTGGCAGTATACTCAAAGTTTGGAGCAGGAACAAAGTTGGACAGAACCAATGTGGTTCCATCTGTTGAACTGTTGTGAACTTTGTAAGTGTCTTCAGTAAAGCCCGCTGTTGTCAACGGTGTTCCTGTGGTGTCGGCTAATAAAATTGCGCCGCCTTGAGTGTGAGTAAACACAATGTTACCAGCAGAATTCACTGTAGCAGTTACATAAGGCACATTAGCAGCACTGACAGCAGTCAAGAAATCAGCCACAGTTTGCCCTTGCAATGTTACTGTTGTAAGGGTTGACAAAGTGTTAGAACCGGCCGAGGTTGCTTGAATGGTAAATTGGTTTCCAGTGCTAAACGCATTTCCTGTTGGTGTGGTGCTTCCGGTGACCACAGTTTGTCCAATTGCAACTTTTTCGAACAGTTCAAACGACAGCGACTGGTTAGGAGTGGTGTTCCAGAACCATGAATTGGCCTGAGCATAAACTGTTCCGACAGGAATATTTTTGCCGCCACCGCTGGGGTCCAGGCCATAAAGAGCACCAACCATGCCGAAATAACAATTTACAGTTTGGCTTACCCAGTCACCTAGTGTGGCGCTATACTTTTTCAGGCTAATGTTCAATCCATTGTTTACAGGACTGATGTTGTTCCATACCGCACCAGTTGGGCGTCCATATCCAGTGTCAGTGTTACGCCAGCGTGGGGCACCTTGATTGTAGCTTGGGTAATAAATTGGAGTTAGATATTCTCTAGCTTCAACTCCCAATGCAGTTAGCAGAGCCGCACCGTTGTTTGGGCCAGTTTCAACGCTGATAATGCCACCACTTGCTGTAGATCCATCATTGGTTGCATCGCTGTTGCCATACAAACGAAGTTGCCCAGTGACGATACCGGCAGTTACTCCTGTGATGCTTGCTGCGTTGATTGCATCAACGAATTCAGTCAATGTATTGTCAGGTGAAGTTGGCACTGTTACCAATGTATCATTGATATACATGTTTGCACTGGCCGGCAGTGTGGCCGGAGCAGCACTGCCGTAAACTGTGGGCCACGAGTCTTGCCATGCTTGACTACCCACAACTACCCAGATATTGTCATAATTTTTATACCAACCAACATTGTGATAATCACCAGTAAGATCTGTTGAAACAACAGCATAATCACCGATGCTACCAATATCATCGTTGGGAGTAAATACTGGGGCGCTTGTTATTGGATCAACACTTTCAGTAACATCGTCGCCGTTGGTAATTACCAACGGAGTTTTTACAGTAAATGTTGATGTAACTTTGTTCCACTGCTGAATTCCCCACACTGTTTCAGAGGTATCTAACCAATATGTTCCGTCAGCCGGGGTTCCAACTGGACGTGACAAGCTAGCAGTGAGTTCGGTCAAATCAATATTGGCCCGCTGAACATACGCACGATTGGTAATGCCCAGCGCAGAATAAGCTGCCAGCAATCCATATTCGTTGAGTTCGTAACCGTTGATTGGGGTACCAGTTGTGGTTTGATAGAAGAAAGGCACGCCAAAAGTAGCTGCCAAATCTCGCTGACTGGTAATGAGATAAGTTTTGTTTGCGTTAGCAGCAGTGGTTCCGGCTGCGACACCAACACCAGTGCCCGACACTTTGTTTTGCGCAGTGGCAATCAAAAAGAATGGGACTGTGTTGACAGCCGATGGGATGTATTGACTCTCGTCAATTACTGTTACTTCTACGCCTGGTGATACTAGAGCCATAGTGGGTTCCTTTTCAAGTTGTAGATATTTATAGGTATATTCAAAAAAGGTGCCTCTTGGCTGCCCTTTGGCAAAGGTTTAGTGTAAATACAGTATGAAGAGACCCATCTGCCCAGCTTGTAATCAAAGGTTTAGAGCTGTAAATTATTACAAAAACGAGCAACCGCACTATCGCAGTAGATGCGAGATCTGTATCAAGCGAAATAAAAAAATCAAGGCGCCAGTGCCGCGCTGGCAACAGGCCGGATATAAGAAAAAACCCACATGCGATCGCTGTGGGTTTAGATCCAGATATGCCAATCAACTACTGGTGTATCACATTGACGGAGATTTGAATAATTGCGGGCTAAGAAATCTTAGAACCGTGTGTCTCAACTGTGTGGTAGATATCAATCGTTCCGACGAGCCTTGGAAACCTGGGGATCTTGAACCAGATTCTTGACCTGGTGATATAGGTCGTCGAGACTGCCGTTGTTGTCTAACACAGCGTCAAACTCGGTTCCTACCCAGGCTGTTTCACTGGCATGTATTCCTAGTTTTTCCATCCTGGTTTTGCTAATCATCGAACTCATATTTGAGCGCCCGGCGTTTACATTTATTGCATCTTCATACCATTCTGGTTCAGGGCCGCGCACCACACGCACAACCATGCCCCCAGCACGCTTGATTGATTTGATTTCGTTGGGGAATCTGCAGTCTGAAATCACAATGTCGTCCCTGCTGTTGCGCAGTTTGTTTTCCAAGCTAGCAATCCAAATATCGTCGTGAAATCCGCGGCGACAAACTTCTGTCCCCCATTGTTGTAGAACGTATCTTGGGGTAATATCTTTGCCAAGGCGTTGACTCCACCATTCATCTCGTTGATCGCGCCATTCTCTACTTTGCTTGGTGCGCCCTTCTAGCATAGTGCGATCCCACCCAAACACTTGCGCCACAGCATCTTTGAGGCTATTAGCAAAGCTTTCTCTACGAAATCCGTGTAAGTTAACAAGATAATCAGCAATTGTATCTTTGCCAGACCCAATAAAACCACAGATTCCTATTATCATCGTAATTCCTTAATTTTAAAATATTGTATTGTATCTTGCACCATACTAATTTGGCGTCGGCAATCTTCTAAAGCATGGTGGCTAGCAGGAGGAGCCTCGACATCGGGCCATAGGCTTAACAAAGTTCGACTATCTCGAACTTTGTAGTATTGCCAGGGCAGTGTTTGGTTGTAGCTCTTGTAGGCGTGTTCTAGTATGGTCATGTCATAAGTTGGGCCTTGCGCCCATACACGATTGGAATGCCATATTAACTTGGCCAACTCGTCCAATGCTTGGTCCAAGGGAATACGCCCATCTTCGGCAAAAGCTTCATCGCGAACTACAGCAGGCTGCGTGGCCCACCATTCAATGGTGCCTTGATCAATGTTGCGATTTTCTTGGCTTTCTAGTGTAACTCTAGCATAGTAGAATTTGTCTGTGTAATAGCCCGAGCCCAAGGGATCAAAACCCTGTGCCGCAATTGTAAGGATTGTTGCCTCGGGGGCGGTGCCCAGCCCTTCAATGTCTATCATCAAGTCCATAAGGACATTATAGCAGATTTTTTGAAATTTGTTAACCGATAACCCAGGTAAGTGGCTGACTTGCATCTACGTAGTTTACCAATTGAGCTATAAGTTCGTCTTGTGCTGTTTTGGCTTCAGCTTTCATAGCAGTGCCGTTTAGGGTGCCGCCGCCCTGTGGTCCGGCAATGGTTCCAAACTTTTCACGTGCTTCACCAATGATCATTTTGCAACTGGCTACCATGTAGTCCCTGATCCATTGACTGATTTGATAATCACTCAACAGTTGGATTTCGGGCTTGAGCTGGTAAGTCCAGAGCAACACAGCTTCACCTGTGCCTTTGGGATCACGAATCAACTGAAGTTTTTTGGTCACCGGGTTGAAGGTATAGTTCATGTAGCCGCCAAACATTCTAGCAGCCAATTCAGTGTATTGACTGTAGAAATCGTAGGTAGCAAGACCACCGGCCACGTTGAAGTTCATCAAGTAAACCTGCAAGCTGGCCTGTGCAAACGGGTCAAAGTTTGATGCAAAGGGCCCGGTAGCGTCGCCGAATGTTCTGCGGAATATCTGACGAACACTTACAATTTCCTGCGGAAGTGTATAGATGTTTTCGTCTTTGACTAGATAGAAAAAGATATAGGCTTCTTCGTAGGCATTGTTGGCACGTTGACGATAGGTGCCAATGGTTTTTTGATAGGCTGCTTCGTAGTGGCTAGGATCTAACTCAAGGTCAATGATTTGATTGCCCAACTGTAATTGGGCATATTCTATTAAGTTTTGTTTGAGTTCGCTAAGTGTATCTTGTTCTTGGGCCATACAGGGACTCCGGGTCCCTGTATTTAGCTTACCAACTGCGCAGAATTACCAAGTTTTCAGTGCCGCGAGCATTCCATGCTGTTTCTGTGGTAGAGAGGTCTTTGAAGATCTTACGTGCGGCGGGCTTGCCTGCGGCACTGATTGCTTTCAGTGTTTCTGCTGGCTTGCGCACAGTTTTCTGCAGGGTTTCCACTGTCGAAAAACCAATCACAGCATTGTTCTTCACAGTAAACGTCTTGGTATACTCGTCTGCAACAACATGAATCAGTTTGCGCTTCTTGGTGTCATACAACCAAGCTTCCGACTTGTCCACTAACTGTGAGGCAGGCAGTGACTTGAGCTTGAGTTCTGCAAATTCCATCTGAATCTTGAACTTTGCGGACTTTTTCTCTGGGCTCACAGGCTTGACCTTGCGCGGCTTGCGTTCCACTTTCTTGATCTGCACATAAGCACCGCAGTCTGACAGCACTAACTCACAGAACTTAACACATTGTTTGAGTTGAGTCTTGGTCATGTAGTCGTAGGCTTTCACAAGGTCAGCATCTCGGCCTGCTACAACTTCTTCAAACTCTATAAGTTTTCGAGCCCAGACGTCACGAATTTCTGACACCATTTGCGGGGCAATGTTCATTGACCGCATCAAGCTCACAGGTTTGTAGTCAGCCGTGAGCTTGGCACCTGCGGCAATGAACTCGTCAAACTGGCCATCCAGCTCGCCCAGGCACTCCGACACTTTTTCACGCAGTCGGTCCTGAATGGTAAGTCGAGCAGGCGCAGATTCGTCTCGGACTTCTTCTGCTTTTTCTTCTTTTACTGCCAGCAGTTCGGCGATCAAATTATCCAGTTTAATTTGCTCATGTTCGTCCAACTGCAAGCCCATCATAACCATGCGACACAGCCAACCAGCTGTCATACGAACCTGGCTGTCGGGCATGGCACGAATCTTTTTTGCATCCTTGGCACGTTCGTGTGCGTCCAAATACACAGCCAAGAACTCCTTGGCTTCTTTCTTGCCATAAAAATAGCCATACCAGTTAAACGCACGGGTCAGCGTGGCAAAGCGATCCTCTGTGGGCTGTGCCCTCCACATGGGTTCTGACCCCACGTATTTGGTGTCAGGACTTTTGGGATTAAGGGGTTTGAGTTTGTAAGCAATAGCAGTCATGTTAGTCCTTACTTAGTTTTGGGCAGATTTTTTACAAGGTCAAAAAGTCGTGCGGCACGATTGATGTCAAAATTTTTGTGCTTATACATATAAGCCTTTTTGCGTTCTGCAACCTCAAGTGCAGAGGCAATTTTCCATTTGGTGTTAAAGTCTGCGCTCATTAACAGTGCAGACATGTCTACAATGTCCAACGCATACTCCACCCATTTTTCCGTTGCTTTGACTTTGTCGTAAGGCACTATAGCTTTGGACTTGTTGGCACCGGAATATTTTGCAACAAAATTAGCAGCCTTCATAACACACCTCTTTGTTGAACAAGTGCGTATTATAGCATATTGCTATTTTGGTGTCAAGCCCGCGGCCAGTAATACAAAAGTTAACGATTTTTCGTCCCGAAAACTTATAAAATATGGGCAATATTCGCTTCGGCCGTTGTTCTTGCCAAACCACGAAAAGTAATCCCCGTCACGTCGGTAGCCGCCCCGCGACGCTGGGAACAATCTTGCGGCCGCGTGTTCTACCACCGAAGATTCTGAATAAGAATTAAACCGCAGGGCCACTCTATGCCCCGAGTTCCAGACTTTCCAATTGCGATTTACTCGAACTACTTTCATAAACCAATTATAGCAGATCAGGATTTATTGGTCAACCTGCCCATAAATACTTGACTATGCCACGTCTAAGCCTATATCGCCCAAATCGAACCCGTGATTATCAATTTTTGGATAAAACCATATCTGAAATGTATACTGTTGGCGGGCTTGACATTTATGTTCACAAATACATGGGCCCTCAAGCCGGGGGGCAGGATTCTGCGCTGTCAGGCAACGGCGATGCCACCCAGCCTGTGTATGAAGATGTCAACGTGCTAAACATTCAAGACTTGCTGTTGCTGGAAAACCGTGACAGAATCTACGATCCCGACATTTATGTCATGCGAGGTGTCTATCGGGTCCAAGATGTTGATTTTGATCTTACCCAATTTGGTTTGTTTCTAAACACCGACACGCTGTTTATCACTTTTCACTACAACGACATGATTGACACTTTTGGGCGAAAGCTCATGGTAGGCGACGTAATTGAAGTTCCGAATTTAAAAGACTATCATCCACTCAACTCTGCGTTGCCACTGGCACTGCCACGCTACTATGTTATTCAAGACGCTGCCTTTGCCAGCGAAGGTTTCAGTGTTACATGGCAACCACATTTGTGGCGTGTCAAAGCCAGCCCACTAACTAATGCACAAGAATACAAAAACATACTTGACAAACCATTTGTGGCTGAATATATTTGGGATCCAGGCGACTTTTATCCAATGGGCAATGTAGTTAACTACGGCGATGTATACTACAGAGCCATTCGCAATGTTCCTGCGGGCATAGAAATCACTGATACAACTTACTGGGCCGAATACACTCCGCCTACTATCAGTGACATGCAAAGCACTCGACCCAAAGATACACAGATCAACGATGATATTGTTACTCAAGCCAATGTAGAAGTTCCTGCTTCGGGTTTTGACGTCAAAGATTTTTATGTTGTTCCAACATTGGCCGACGGGCAGCCGGCCAATCCAACTTCTTTACTGTCCGATGGCAACACCACAGTTGACGGGACACAAGGAGGCATGGATGTTACTCCTCGAGCAGATGGTTACACAGCCGGTTATCTAACTGGCGACGGTTTTGCCCCCAACGGATTTCCAGTTACTCCTGGTGTGAGCTTTCCCCCAAATCCTGTGTCTGGTGATTACTGCTTGCGCTTGGACTACAAGCCCAATCGTTTGTTTAGATACAACGGCCGTATGTGGATCAAGATCGAAGAAAAAGTCAGAACACAGTTAGACAACGGTCCAGTGAACCAAACTTTGCGCAGTGGTTTTGTCAACAATACATACACCACCAACACCACTGATATGGGTGCTATTCCGCAGCGTCAAAGCTTGAGTCAGGCATTGAAGCCACGGGCAGACAATGGTGACCAAGGTGGCAACTTGCCGCCCAACCCGCCAATAAATTACGGTTAACAATTTTTTTACCTTGGCGCATAAGTATATCATGCACATTTATAAAATTACCAACACCAAGAACATTAAGATCTACATAGGGCAAACTGTTCAAAAAAATCCCAAGATGCGTTGGTATGCGCACATAGCAGATGCTCGTCGTGGTAAGAAGAGTCATCTTTACGATAGCATCAGGAAACATGGCCAAGAATGCTTTGTCTGGGAGGTTATCGACTTTGCAGAATCATTAGACGAGTTGAATCATAAAGAGCAATATTGGCTTACACATTATCGTAATTTAGGCGTCGAATTATACAACAATCGCGAAGCAGGTAATAATAAAACTCATAGCCCAGAAAGCATTGAGAGAATGAAACAAGCTCAAAAATTGCGTCATGCTAATAATAAAGTCGGGGGTTGGAAAAGACGAGATGGCGGTGCAATGCTAGGAAAACCGCACCCCAAAAAAGGAAAAAGCAGCAAAAAGTGGACAGACGAAATGAAAGCTGTCCATTCTATTAGATGCAAAGAACGAGAAGCTAGAAAGAAACTACTTCTCCAAGGAGAATAAAATTCAAAGCTATTTTTACGACGAACAAATACGTCGTTTCTTACTGCAATTTGCCCGGGTGTTTACTGGATTTCAAGTTGAATATGGAAACGAAACTGATGGTGTAAACAATGCTTCGCTGTTGCGGGTGCCAGTGCGCTACGGCGATGCTAGTCGCAACGCTCAAACTATTATTCAAGACAACTCAGCCAGTAGCTTGCCTAGCACTCCGTTGATGACATTTTACATCACTGCGCTTGAATACGACCGTCCAAGAATTCAAGAACCATATTTTGTTGACCGAAAAGCTGTGCGACAACGCACTTACGATCAGGCCACCGAAACCTATGAAACCACACAAGGCAATGCATTTACCATTGAACGACTGATGCCTGTGCCTTACAAACTAACAATTAACTTGGATGTGTGGACTTCTAACACTAGCCAGAAGTTGCAGCTAATGGAACAAATCTTGACATTGTTTAATCCTAGCCTTGAAATACAAAGCACAGACAACTACATTGATTGGACCAGTTTAACTGCAATGTATCTTGACCGAGTTAATTGGTCTAGTAGAACTATTCCACAAGGCACAGAAAATCCCATTGATATTGCTACACTAACCTTTAGCCTACCAATTTGGATCAGTAGTCCAGCCAAAGTTAAGAAACTTGGCGTAGTTGAAAGGATCGTAGCCGGCATCTTTGATGCACAAGGTGACGCTGCCGATGCTATTACCAACAATGATCTGTTGCTAGGCACTCGACAGATGTTTACTCCATGGAATTATAAACTTGTGGTCATTGACAATCGTATTCAAGTGTTGCCCAATCCGACCATAGTGCCCAATGGCAGTTACGAAGATCTTGATCCCACTGAGCTAATTTCTGAATCTCCTTTGCTATGGCCAGCAGTAATTGGCGCATTTGGTGCGTTCCGGCCGGGCATTAGTCAGATACGTTTGAATCGACCTCCAATTGGTGCGCCAAATACTATACCAGCAATCATTGGCACCATTGTAATAGACCCCAACGACGATAGACTGGTCATTTTTACACCAGACCAAGACACACTGCCGCAAAATACCATGGCACCTATCAATGCCATTATCAATCCTTTGCTGAGTGCGCCAGGTAGCGGGCTTCCTAGTCCTTCAGTTGGCACACGTTATTTGCTGACCGAAGACACTGGATCATATTCCAACAACAGTTACAATCCTGCTGCCTGGTTAGGAATATACAATCAGCCGCTGGTTGCATACGCCAATGACATCATTGAGTGGGACGGCGAAAAATGGGCCGTGGTTTTTGTATCACAAGAAGAAACTGTTTCACAATATGTTACTAATATAACTACTGGTATACAATATGAGTGGACTGGTGATCAATGGATAAAAAGCTATCAAGGGGTGTATCCGGCAGGGGCCTGGGCACTGGTGTTATAAAAGCTGTAGGTGTTTGGTTTTACGCACGGTCAACCAGGCGCTATCTATATTTGCTACGCAATGATCCCAAACATCCTACCACCTGGGGACTTCCCGGGGGCAAAGTCGAAGATGGTGAAACTCTATTGGGAGGCATGGAAAGAGAATGCATAGAAGAACTGGGTTCTTTCCCTGCTTACAGCAAGTTAATGCCGCTGGAACGATTTACTTCGTCAGATTCAGTGTTTGAATACAATACCTGGGTTTGTGTTGTTGACAACGAATTCCAACCTGTTCTCAACGACGAGCACATAGGATATTCTTGGATCCAGTCTGGGACTTGGCCCAAACCCATGCATCCGGGACTGTGGTCTACCGTCAACATTGAAGAAGTTCAAAGCAAACTGTTTGCTGTAGAAAACAACGAACTTGGTTAGTCAAAGAAAAACATCTGCCACAGTCTTGAATTGGTTTCATTGAATCCAAAATACGGCCCGGCTGAGTGCAAATAGCCGGCATTGAAAATTACCAAACGATTGTAGACATTGCCAAACACATCCACTGGTTCAAATATAGTAGAATCAAAATTTCTACTTTCAGGATGGAAGCAACTATAAATTTCAGGGTTGGACAAGTGTCTGACCTGCGTGCCTTTTTTGGCATAGGTCATTGTGCCAGATTGATACGGAGCATTGGGAGTTAGATACAACATACCTGCCCAGGCCTGTTGGTCGCAATGATAAACCAACGGCTCTCCGGCCTTGGCGTATTGAAATCTTCCGTTCATGCCGTGGTCTTCCCAACGAGTAATTTTGCGTCCTATAACACGCTCAAATTCTTCTTTGAGACCATCCCATAAAAATTGCTTGTGTGTTCTACGACCAATGTAGCCCATTTCTCCATCGTTGTTGACTTGATATTCTTGAGCCAATGCAAACTCACGCAAGGCATCAGGATCTTTGAGAAAGTTATCAACGATCCAAACACCAGGCATGTAATCGGGATTGACTTTGTCACAGCGAATAGCAGGAGCAGCATACACTGATTTTTCTGTGTTGATCACAGGTGCCTGCACATCAGGTTGAGGAAACATATAATCTGGAGCATACTTGTGTCCGGCACTGACGTCTGCCAACTGTTCAATGATAGTGTGATCTACCAACTCAGGGTGCACCCACCAATCTTCGTAGCTGTGTATTTTGTTATACGCCACATCCGATGCAACCAACTCATACCCTTTGCTTTTTAGGTATGCTCTGCTGGCATCGCGAACTTTTTGATTCCAATAAAAGTCGTGTTCAAAAGTTATAACTCTGAATTGATACTGGTCGAATGGTATTTTTTTCAATATCTCAAACGTTACTTCAGGAGGATCGCAGTCTAGTTGCAAATAATCGATTACATTGGGAAACTGAAACTTTGGTAAAATTTTATTGTAGTCTACTTTGGTAGCATCTACACACAGCACCCAATTGTTTCGTTCATTCATGAACTGTTCGACTTTTCTTTGATCTAGGTCAATGCTGAGACCTTTCCAATCAAATTGAGTTTCTAACAAGGCTGTGTTGTTGCCTTTAAATGGCTCTGCACTGCCAATTTCTACATAGGTTCCGTTGCGCTTGCCTTGTGTGGCAGCCAACACAAACAAGTCTTGAAAACTTTGACTGTAGTTCTTTTCAATCTTGTCTGACCCTGGAAACTTACAACGAAGATTGCTGTGCATATCTTTGTTATACAGAGTATGTGTAAATGGATATCCAAGGCTTCTCAAGTTGTTGTCTACTGCATTGGTAAACAATTCATTCATTTGATATGTTACCTTGAGGTGATAAAACAACTCACGACTTTCATCGCAGTTGCCCACCCACCACAAAGCCACTGCCTTTTGAAACCAAAGTGCATATTCACCAGGATATTGGAGATCCGTTGACAACGGCTCACTGTCAAACTTTGAAACATTGCAGCCCACTGACGCAACAAAAAAGCTTTCGTGCCACTTTTTTTGCCACTCATACAATCTGGCCAACAAAAAGTAGGCCTCAGGTCTCAACGGCAACAGTCCAATGGCTTTTTGTAAGATAACACTTTCAGTGTCGTCGCGTGTTTTTTGTTTTTCAAAACACAGCGCCATTCGCAACAGCGCATGATACTGTTGAAGATCATTGGTGCTGCGTTCTGCTGTGCGCAGATAAAAACTGATTGCAGCACCAGTTTGACCTATGGCCTCATATTCTTGCCCCAGTGTAAAGTTTACATCTGCATCTTCGGTATTTTGTATAAACAGGTCTAAGGTTTTCATTTTACAAACTTAATTACTTGAGGTTGAGGAGTTGGGTTTACACCATTTTCGCAGTTGTTGCACAAGTCGAAACAGGTCTGTGCTTGTGGAATTACATCTTCATAGCTTTGCTCGTGCAAGTTACCAATTATGTGATCAAGTCCATAATCCATGCAACACAAACTGACATCCCCATTGGGCAACAGCACATTGTGATACAAATGTTCTACGCAACCACAGGTTCGATTTTTGTCAGCATGTTCTACTGCGTCCCAGCGGTCTTTGAGTTTTATCAATTGTGGTTTTAACAAAGCTTCTCTATACAAGTTTCCAGCTCTGCTATACATCTGATAGTATGGTGCAGTTTCAAAAATGTGTTTGATACTTGGGTGTAGTTCGGGTCCCATGCTCATGATTTGGAAATTCTGTATGCGATGTTGATTGTCGCGCAACCATTCCAGTGTCTTTATAAAACTGGGAGTAATAGGATGTCGGGCCAACATCTCTGCGTCTGGTAGATGCAGACAGAACCCACCATTGGGGTTGCCAGCAAATGGTATGTCTACCATGGCTTCACAATCTTCAATGCTGAGTCCCACTGCTGTTGTAAACACACTCACCGGATGACCTTTTTCATGTGCATACAACACCATGTCTGTAGCATATTTGTTCATCCAGGGTTCAGTGAATCCTGCAAATGTGATGCGAACATCTGTGGGAACCTTGTCTACCAATTTTTTAAAGTTGTCCAAGGTCAAAATTCTAGTGCCTGTGTATTCTTTTTCCAAGGTTCGTTGTGGACAAAACACGCAATCCACAATACATCCTTTTTCAGGAATGATAGTGGTAATTTCCAATGTAGGTGCTGGGTAGTGCTGCCACTTTTGTTTGGGTTTTACTTCTATTGCCACTTGTTGTGAAATGTCTCTGTTGTCAATGTAGAGGTTCACAGCACTGTATTTTTCAATAAACCAGTCATCCCATAGAGCCCATTTCATGTCTACATAGTCCAAACTCAACATTTGATGGTTAGGCAATGCTTTGAGATAGGTGTCCCTAAAGCGTCTAAATTGCTTCTTCTGTTCTGCTGTGTGTAAGTGGAATTCGCCAGCAATCTTGCGAACATTTTTTAATACCCATTCAAAGTTTTCGTCATTGAACAGATTGTATTCTGCACCTTCGCAGTCAGTTTTGAGAAAGTCAATGTGATCAATGTTGTGGGTTTCTTTGAGTGTGCGCCAGCTAATAGTCTCTAAGAATTCTCCGTCGTCGCCTTCACTGATGTGAAGTTTGTTAGGATCAAACTTTCCAGTGATATAGTTAACACCATCGGCTGCTCCGAATCCTTTGGGCACAATCTCTGCTGTGATATTGTTGTTCTTAAAATTCTCCTGCATAGTTTGCACTAAGTCAGGTTCCATTTCAAGACAGATCACACGACCCGGCTTCTTGTCTTGTATTGAATAAGGGAATATACCAACGCTGGCCCCAAAATCTAACACAGTATCACCAGGTTCAACTGGGAAGTAGCGTTGGTATACATCTTGGTTAAAAATTTCGTCTTGCAACTGACGGTGGAACCAAGTGTGTCGAGCAATCTTGCCCCAATTAAAATTTCCGTGTGACTCTGGAGTAACAGTGTGTGTCAGTGCTTCGTTGCCCCACAGCAATTGATCCAATTCTGATTTGGGCATCTTGAGAATAAACGCAGCATTGTCTTGGAAACCAAAACTCAACAACAAGTCACCTTTCCACCAGGCTGCACCACAACAAAATTCAACATCTGCTCTCAGGAAGTTGAAGCTATCGGTGTATTTAATAAGGTTCCAATTCTTATCCCATACCAAAAATCTATGTTCATACACAGCATCTTTTTCGCCGGTTTCGTGTTTGGTCAAATCGACTTCATGTGTTACAGCAAGATAGTAGTCGCCGTAGGGAATGACCTGACTACTGCCCCTAAAGTCTGGCACGCCAGGAATATAAGACTTTTCGTTGAGGTGCACTGTTGTTGTAGTTCTTGCCACTGGATCAACTTTTACAACCTCGGTAGGATTGGACCATTTGACATAGTGATAAGGCTGGTCTAACACAGGCATCCAGTTTTTTTCACAATAGGTATTGTTGGCACCCGGAGCTGGAATTCTAATCCTGGAAATTTCTTCTACATAGCTAGTCTTGGCTCGAATCTCACTGAGTTCCATTCGTCCTTCGCCGTGAGTGGTTGTGTCTCTTCTTACTCCAGACAAATAAAGTTTGTTGTTCCATCTAAACAATCTGGCATCTTCGAGTCCAACAAACTCCCAAATTGGTTCTACATCATGCTTGCTGGTGTCCACACTGACCACATGTTTGATGCTGATATCGTCGTTTAGAATGGCAAGATAATTCCAAGTTCGAAGATTTCTATCGTTTTCGGGGTGCAGATACTGCAAAGGCCCGTAACGATGTTGAAATTTTTTGACTTCAGAATGATATAAAGTGTAGTTCACATGACGTATGTTGCATAACAATACACCATTGTCAACGTATACACTGGGGTTCATTAACCCAGTTCCGTTGGTCATTTCTGCGGGCACAACCAAGGGATGCAGACTTCCGCCGGCGTCGACCATGGACTTGGCCAAACCGAATTTTTTGATTTTTTGAGATAGAGTTGTAGACACAGTATAATTTATCAGTAAAAATTACACTGTGTCTTTTTAATTAGGATCTGCCAACTGCTACTTCGATTGTGCCCGGAATATCCGAATCATAATCTTGCAAGGCTTTACCAATCAACACGCCTGGTATTTGCAATCCGTCATCCATGCGTGTGGCCACACCTGGAATTGAACTGGATACCAAACGATCACCTTTGTTGATCTTTCCTACTACTTGGCAAGGAACTCGTCCCACCAACGCTACATTAACAATGTGCTCGCCAATTTGGAAAGCATTCATCAAGTGGGCAGGATCGGTAGAAATAACCCCAGCAATGCTTGGATCACATGGTTTGGTAGCAATTGTGATTTCGGCAGCGCCTCCAAACACCATTACAGTTCCTGGGGTATATGGTGCATCCGCGGCGTAGCTTTCTGCCAAGTCAGCATAACGAGCTGTGGTAGCTGTCACTGTCAACACATTGGTTGCAGCATCAAAAGAGAACGCCGTTGCTGCGGTTCTAACACTAGGTGTTTGGTTGCTTCCAGCAGCAGCCACAAACACCGGATAATAGGTGCCTGTTGCCACAGCGGTAGCGTTGATGGCAGTGCTCGGACCAACCGCGCCTTGCGTTCCCAAAGTTCCTTGGGTGCCAGTTGCTCCTTGTGCTCCAGTGGCACCTTGTGTTCCCGTAGTGCCTTGAGCGCCAGTTGCGCCTTGAGCGCCAGTTGCTCCTTGTGCTCCAGTGGCGCCTTGTGTTCCTGTAGTGCCCTGTGCGCCAGTGGCACCTTGTGCGCCCAATACTCCTTGCGTTCCTTGCACACCTTGGGCACCAGTTGCGCCCTGAGCGCCTGTAGCGCCTTGTGCACCTGTGGTTCCTTGAACTCCCTGTGTGCCTTGAGCGCCCGTGGCGCCTTGAGCGCCGGTAGCTCCTTGTGTTCCTACCCCGCCTTGCACGCCTTGTGCACCAGTAGCACCCTGTGCTCCAGTTACACCCTGAATGCCTTGTGTGCCTTGTGCTCCGGTGGCCCCTTGTGCTCCTGTAGTGCCTTGTGTGCCTTGTGCACCAGTTGTTCCTTGTGCACCAGTTGCGCCTTGTGCTCCAGTGGCTCCTTGGGCACCAGTGGCACCGGTTGTGCCTTGTGGACCATAAGCATACAGTGCTGCACAGAAGTAGGTTCCAGAGTTGGCATTGATTACTTGGTTGGTTGTATTACCGGTGTAGGCAGTTACTTCAACGTAATCAGTGGTTCCGTTGAAGTATGCAATTTCACTACCAACTATATTATAAGCACTAGCAGTTTGAATAGGAAGTTGATAAAGAGCTATTTGTGTAGTTCCATTTTTACGGAACTGAATATTGGTTTGATTGGCACTGGTGACACCAGCAGCCCAGTTTATGGATACATCCAAAGAATAGTAGCCTGCTACATCGGGTTGGAACTTGTTGCTGGTCAGCCAATTCTTGGGATCAAAGTCATCAACAAACTGCACCACTGTGTCTGAATCCTTGTTAATGGTTTGGTTGCCTGCCAATTGCCCTTTGACAACATAGGTTCCAGCTGTTAGCTGGCCACCATCAGTTCCTTGTGTTCCTTGTGTGCCCAATACACCTTGGGTTCCTTGAACGCCTTGTGCACCAGTTGTGCCTTGAACGCCTTGTGTGCCCTGTGCGCCTGTAGTGCCCTGTGTTCCAACAGCACCTTGTGTGCCAGTTGTGCCCTGAACTCCTTGTGTGCCTTGTGCACCAGTTGATCCTTGAGCACCTGTGATGCCTTGTGCACCAGTTGTGCCCTGTGTTCCTGTAGTGCCTTGTGTTCCTGTGACGCCCTGAATGCCTTGTGTGCCTTGCGCTCCAGTGGTGCCTTGTGTTCCTGTAGTGCCTTGTGTTCCTTGTGCGCCCAATACACCTTGGGTTCCTTGGACTCCCTGAACTCCCTGAACTCCTTGAGCACCGGTGGCACCTTGTGCTCCGGTAACGCCGTTGACCAATGCAACAAACAAATCTGCGTCATTGGCAAAACCAGTGGTTCCTGTTCCGCCTGATCCTGACAGTGTAACTGGATAAGTCCAGTAATTGCCTCCGGCACTTGTAGGCGTTCCGCTGATGGTCCAGTTTTGATAGTTGGCACTGTTGGTTCTATCTTGGATGGTAATAACTTCGGTTTGGCTCAATAGTGCCAAGAAGATATCAATGTCTTGGCCACTTGCAGTCAAGTGATCAATATTGATGCTTGTGGCACTGGTTTGTGTGGCATTGTTCCACAACAAATAGCCATCACCAGGATCGCCCGAAGTGGCACCTGTGTTGGCTTTGTAGTTGAATAGGTTAGCCGAGGACCCTTGTAAACCTTGAGAGCCCAACAGGCCTTGTGTGCCCTGAACCCCTTGTGTGCCTTGAACCCCTTGTGTGCCTTGAACCCCTTGTGTGCCTTGAGCGCCAGTGGTTCCTTGTGTTCCAGTGGTGCCCTGTGTTCCAGTAGTTCCCTGTGTTCCTGTGACGCCCTGAATGCCTTGAGTGCCTTGTGCACCAGTAGCACCTTGTGCACCTGTAGTTCCCTGAATGCCCTGTGTTCCTTGTGCACCTGTGGCTCCTTGTGCACCAGTAGCGCCTTGTGTTCCGTTTGTTCCTTGAGCGCCAGTAGCACCCTGAGTTCCTGTTGTGCCCTGAGCACCAGTGGCACCTTGTGTGCCGTCAGTGCCTTGGGTTCCTGTTGTGCCCTGGGCACCAGTAGTTCCTTGTGCTCCGTATGTTCCTTGAGTTCCTTGTGCGCCCGCAACACCTTGTGCGCCTGTAATGCCCTGTGTGCCTTGAACTCCTTGAGCTCCTACCGTTCCTTGAACACCTTGAATGCCTTGTGCTCCAATTACACCTTGAGTTCCATCAACACCTTGTGCTCCGACTCCGCCCTGGACTCCTTGGATGCCTTGAGCTCCTGTTGCACCTTGTGTTCCAACAGCACCTTGTGCACCAGTTTCTCCCTGAACTCCTTGGGTTCCTTGTGCACCTGTAGCTCCTTGAGCACCTGTAGCTCCTTGAGCTCCAGTTGATCCTTGCACGCCTTGCACGCCTTGCACGCCCTGTGTGCCCTGAACTCCTTGAACTCCTTGAACTCCTTGCGTGCCCTGAACTCCTTGCACACCACTGTTGATACCAAAGAACAATGCTTGATCGTTGGAGAATCCTGTGGTTCCAGTTCCTCCAGAACTAACCAATGTAACTGGATATACCCAGTAAGTGTTGGATACAAAACTAGGTGTTCCACTAACTATCCAAGTTTGATAGTTGCTGTTGCTGGCTTGATCTACAATGCTAAACGATTGTGTTTGGTTAATCAATGCCAACCAGATATTGGCATCAACACTGGTAGAAGTTATACGATTAACATTGATAGTAGTAGCACTGGTTTGAGTAGCGTTGTTCCACAACAAATATCCAGAACCGGGATCACCAGATGTTGCTCCAGTGTTGGCTTTGAACTGGAATATATTAGTTGAAACACCTCTAACACCCTGAACGCCCTGTGTGCCCTGAACTCCTTGAACTCCTTGAACTCCTTGCACACCCTGAACACCTTGTATGCCTTGGTCTCCTTGAACCCCTTGAATACCTTGTATTCCAACCAAACCTTGAACACCATCAATGCCTTGAGCACCTGTTGCTCCTTGAGCACCTGTTGTGCCCTGAGCACCAGTGGCGCCTTGTGCGCCAGTTGAACCCAACGTTCCTTGAACGCCTTGTGTGCCTTGAGTTCCTGTTGTGCCCTGTGTGCCAGTTACACCTTGTGCGCCAGCTATACCCAACAATCCTTGCACACCTTGTGCACCTGTTGTGCCCTGAGCCCCAGTTACGCCATTGACCAATGCAACAAACAAATCTGCGTCATTGGCAAAACCAGTGGTTCCTGTTCCGCCTGATGTATCCAAAGTAACTGGATATGTCCAGTAGTTGTTTGAAACATTGGTGGGTGTTCCGCTGATAGTCCAACGCTGATAATTAGCACTGTTGGTTCTATCTTGGATGGTAATAACTTCGGTTTGACTCAATAGTGCCAAGAAGATGTCAATGTCTTGGCCACTTGCGGTCAAGTGATCAATAGAAATACTTGTGGCACTGGTTTGTGTGGCATTGTTCCACAACAAATAGCCATCACCTGGATCGCCAGAGGTAGCACCTGTGTTGGCTTTGTAATTGAACAAGTTTGCTGAAGAACCTTGCAAACCCTGAGATCCAGTGGTGCCTTGTGTGCCAGTAGCACCTTGACTGCCGGTGGTTCCTTGGTTACCGGTGGTTCCTTGGTTACCGGTGGTTCCTTGGTTACCGGTTGAGCCAACAGCACCTTGACTACCAAAAATGCCCTGGGTGCCTTGCACACCCTGAGCACCAGTGTTTC